CAAATGGGTGAGGATAGCCCAGCTGTCCTTGCCTATAGGGTTGGTGAACTAGAAAAAGCAAGTCGTGAAGGCTTCAAACAAGTCACAGAAAAGCTCGAGAATATGTCTCACAACTTCGCTACGCACAAAGATATTGAGGTGGCGAAAGAACAGGCTAAGATGGAGCATGATGCAATATACGCAGAATTAGAAGATATAAAAGATGACGTTCAAAATCTAAAGAAACGAACTTGGGTTCAGAACACTTTGTCTGCAATCTTTGGTGCGGTATTAGCCCTTCTCACGGCATACGCTTTTAACGGTATCTTTACTAACTAAGGAGATTTAACGTGGAATTAAACGAGATTTTACTCTACTGGTTCTTGTTTGTATCAGCAAGTGCATTAGTAGGTTCTTTTGTTGGAACATTACTAGCACTCGGTACACGAGCACTATATAAGAAGATTAAGAAATGGATGGACAATTAAATGGCTAAGTTATCAGGCATACCGTTCTATCAGGCGAATGGCTCAAACTATTCACCAGGTCGTGAACAGCCTATTAGATACATCACAATCCACCACTCTGCTGGGTGGGAGCAGACATTACGTTACTTGTGGGCTGACCCTAGCCGTAATGGTAGTTCTCACTTCTGGGTAGGTAACGGTCACATCGAACAGTATGTTGACACTAACGATACCGCCTGGACTAATGGTAACTGGCGTTCTAACAATGAGTCAATTACTATCGAGGTTCGTGGAGACTGGCGTGGATACTACGACCAAGCTACACTTGACAACCTAGAGAAACTGTTGCAGAAGTTGCGTACGCTTTACCCGAACGTGGGTATTGAATATCACAAAGATGTATCAGACAAAATTACTCTATGTCCTGCAGACTTGAAGGACAAAGGTTACGCTAAGAAAGTATGGGATAAGGTTACTGCATGGTTAAACCCTGCTCCTAAACCACCTGTACAAAAGATTACTTACACACCTATCACACCTAAGCGTATTAAGCTAAAGGTTGCTGCTAACTTGTGGGATTTCAATTTCACAGACTGGAGCAAAGCTAAAGCTGTTAAACCTTATGGTCAAGGCAGTGTAATTGATGTTGTAGCAGTTGCAACAAATGCCCTTGGTGGCAAATACTACATGACCGCATACTCATACAATAATGGTGCTGTTCGTGCAACGAATGGGTTTAACATCAAAGATTGTGAAGATTATGTACCTGCAGTAACACAACCGCCTACAGTAGAGTTGAAGTGGGAAGCTATGCTTACTCCACGTAAGATGCGACTACTTGTAGATACGTTTGTGACAGACCTTGATACAATGAAGGAAGTTGGCGAGATTATCAAAGCTGGCACTGACATTGACTTGGTTGATAAGAAAACTGTAAAACCTGGTGTTGTGTACGTTCGTTCTAAGTACTCAGCTGGCAAGGATTTGAACCGTGGTCTTCTATTAGACAGATTCGGTGAAGTTCCAGAAGCTCCTGAAGTACCTCGTGAACCAGTACCAGAACCACCTATTGATGTTGACCCTGATACCCCAGGCAACGGAGACCAGGAAGTTCTTACACTATTGGATAAGATTTGGAAAGCTATTCAAAAAATAGCCCTGAAACTAGGAATTAATTTATAACAAGTTAGGATTATAACATGAATGGTAACGCTTTACTAGTACGTGCCTTTAAGACATTCGTACAAGCTGCATTAGCAACTTGGGCACTTACAAACTTTGACTTCGGTCAGGCTTCACTCGTTGGTGCAGCTGCAGCAGGTATCTCAGCCTTGATGAACCTGTTCATTCAACCTTCGGAAGCAAAATAATGGGGAAGGCTTACTTCCCCTCTTCTTATCAAGAGTTTATATTCTACCGTTCATATTCACGGTGGAATAAGGAACTAGGCAGACGTGAGTCGTGGAGCGAAGCTGTTAATCGCTTCATGGCTTACATGAAACAAAAACTAGGTGATAAATTACCAGAGGATGACTTTATTGGTATTACGGATGCTATCCTCAACCAAGAGATATGCCCTTCTATGCGACTATTATGGTCAGCTGGAGAAGCATGTGAAGCAACCAATGTCGCAGCTTATAACTGTGCATATATAGTACCTAAGACCTGGCGAGACTTGTCAGAGATTATGTATGTTAGTATGTGTGGTGCAGGATGCGGATTCTCAGTTGAAGAAGATGTAGTTAAACAATTTCCTTCGATTAAGATGCAATCTGGAGAGAAGCACCCAACTATTGTCGTTGAAGACAGCAAAGAAGGTTGGGCTGAATCATTCGCAAAGGCGTGTGAAATCTGGGCTGATGGTGGTGATGTAGAAATCGACTACTCACAACTCAGACCTGCAGGTGCTAGATTGAATACTATGGGTGGAACATCCTCGGGATATAAGCCCCTAGAAGACCTTATGGTTTTCACTAGGGCAAAGATACTAGGTAAGCAAGGAAAAAGGCTTTCAACCCTTGAATTACACGACATAATATGCCAAATTGGGCTAATTGTAGTGGCAGGTGGAGTGCGAAGGTCTGCTCTAATCTCTATGTCATCATTAGATGATACGGAAATGAGAGAAGCTAAGAATGGAGAGTTCTGGATTGACCACGGGCAACGCTCGATGGCAAACAACTCTGCGGTTTACTTAGAAAAGCCACCTATTCATACACTACTAAAAGAATGGTCGTCCCTCATAGAATCAGGTACTGGTGAGAGGGGCATTTTTAATCGTGGGGGTATGGAACAACAAGTTACGGCTAGACGCTGGGATAAAATCAAAGACCAGAGTCATATAGGTATGAACCCATGCGGTGAAATCTATTTGCGTTCTAAGCAATTTTGTAACTTGACTTCTATTGTTGTTCGTCCTGGAGACACCGAGAATGACTTGATGCGTAAAATGCGTTATGCCACAATCGTTGGTACTTACCAAGCTACACTTACTGATTTCGGTTACTTGTCACAGGAGTGGAAAGATAACTGTGAAGAAGAACAATTACTTGGCGTATCTATAACAGGATACTACGATAATTCACTTATACGAACTGACGAGATGTTAGATAAGTTACGTGAGTACAGCATTGTCGTTAACCAAGAGTATGCAGAACGGTTTGGTTCTAACCCGTCAACTGCTATTACCTGTGTCAAGCCACATGGCAATTCTGGACAACTACTTAATGTAGGTTCTGGAATGCACCCGTGGTTCTCAAAGTACTTTGTAAGGCGTGTTCGTATTTCTGCGAATGACCCGTTGCTAGTATTGATGGAAGCACATGGTATCCCGTCATACCCTGAAGTTGGGTATTCGACATCAACCTCTACTGTGAGAGTTCTGGAGTTTCCTATAAAAGCCCCAGAAGGTGCTGTCACTAACGAAGAGGTATCAGCATTAGATATGCTGCATGAATGGAAGCGTTTGAAGAAACACTTCACGGAGCATAACCCATCGGTCACTATTTATGTTGGCGAAGATGAATGGGTTGGTGTTCTTGACTTTATCCAGAAGAACTGGGATATTGTCGGTGGTCTATCTTTTCTGCCAAGAACTGACCACGTTTACCAACTAGCCCCTTATGAAGCTATCACTGAAGAGGAATATAACAAGAGAGCTGCTCAGATGACTGAAGTTGACTTTACTATGTTACAAGACCTTGAAAGTGAAGATAACACTGAAGGTGCTAAAGAACTAGCTTGTGCTGGTGGTAACTGCGAGATTTAATCGCAAAAAAATAACCCCCAAGGATTAATTTCCCTGGGGGCTTTTTTATTTGGCAATTATTTCTGTTGGGACACCTTCTACTACGAAGAATGAAACACCAAAAATATCACCGAGGTATTCTCTCTTACCTCTATGCCTATCACTGTAAGCAATATGTTGACCTATATCCCTGTCTGACCTAAGATAATCGAGAAATCCTCTCGAGCCAATGAAGGCTTTAACATCTCTTCGTGGAGCATTTGCTTCATCAAGGCGGTAGAGGGCATCTCTAATTCCTCGAAATGTGGGTTCAGCGATGGGGGTACGGTAAATACGCTCCCTGGTTGCAAAGTCATGTGAGACTTCAACTCCTGGGCTATCTCCTCTGAAACGACCCATGAACGGTTCACCGAGTGCTCCCATTCTGATGTCACCATCTGCTGATACCTCGATACCATATCCTGAAGGGTATTCTTGGCGAAAGGGACGTGACCGTTTCTTGGTCACAATCTCCTCTCGTATATCAAACTTAACTGCTATGAGTTCTTCGGCAATTCCTTTGAGGTCTTCGGGAAGACTATTTATCTTCCTTGTTCGAAGTTCCTTCGGTAAGTGCCTTTGTCCCATTGTTAAGCTCCCTAATTACTTCTGGTGTTGAGTGTGATGCAGCTGCGACCATAGCTACCTTCATAGCGTTCTCACGGTCTTGTGCTGTGATTTCGTTAATCTTACGAACACCATCTGCAACGCCATCTGCGTAACCTGTCTTGTACTGACCTTCTTCTTTGTCACCAATCTTGGCTTCTAGGTCATTCAAGAACTCAATCCTTCTTTGGTTAGACTCTTCATTAGCTTCTAGTCGTGCTTCACGGTCTTCTAGCTCAATGCGTTGTGCGGTGAGGTCACGTGCGTTCTTTCGTTCTTTGTTCAGAATGTCAATCTCTGACTGAAGATTCTTTTGATTCTTCACTAGTGATTTATTTTCTGCTACAGCTTCTTCTAGGCTGTCTTCTAACTCACGAATCTCTGCAACAAACTGCTTCTTAGCATTTCGGTATGCTTTAGTATATGCTTCGTCTCGTGCTTCGCTAATTGCTTCACGGAACTTATCGTCACTTAAAAACTTCATATTAACTCCTTATTGACAAACTTTCTTAGCGTAATCGTCACCCTGCACGGTTACAAATTGTATAGCTTTACCATTGTTGATACATGTAACATCAAAGTTGTGGTTATTGTTATTCTGTAGTACTACGCCCCAGATAATAGACCCTACTAAAAATGATACAACTGCAGCCCAAATAGCTGTGCAGTATACAAATGTCTTATCCATAAAACTCCCTCATTAGTCGTTTCGTTATGTCGTGGTTTATTATGCGTTGACCCATAGAGTCATACGCTGCCACTATATTCTTATATCTTATACTCTTGAGACCAACTGGCGTATGGAATGAACCATACTGACCAGTCATGCCCCCTGGAGCACCACCTGCATAAATACAGATGATAGCCCCTGCTTTACTACCCCAGATACAGACATCACCTGGTTTTAGTATAGCACCGTACTTATCCCTCTTTTTCAGGGATTCAGTCAGCCGAGATTTGGCTTGTTGTTCAGCCATCGTTCCACATCGTGCGGATATGTACCCCACATATAACGTGTCTGTCCAGTCAGGAAGCGGTTAAGACTATCCATCTTAACTGGTGGAGTATATTCTTTCAAGTCATCGTCTGTGATGAAAACATACTCGTGGTCACTTCCTGGCTCTTTTCGTCTTGTGATTGGGTAAACATCTTCTACTTTAATCATTAAAAGTTTCCCTCTGCTACCTGGAAGCATTTAAGCCCAAGTTTACGCCACATATCAACTACTTGGTTTCGGTCATCCATAACGAACTTCACGTTAAACCTTGCTTCTACATGTGCACGATACAACTCTTCTTTGATTATTGAATCTTTACGGGTGTCACCTTCAGCTCGAGTGTATAACTCATCGTAAGGGATTCCGTTAGCTTCTAACCATTCTTCTGTTACTTTTCGGTCTTTACCATCTCTACCAGTAAGAACAATAACCTTATAGCCGTGTTCGTACATCATAGCAGTGACTACGCTAACAGCATCATCAACTTCATCATTCATGGCTCGGCTTGCGTCATAAGGACTGCGACCATCTGCGATGTGTGCTAGAGTACCATCAACATCAACTATAATACACTCTTCTTTACTATCGTCATATGCCACTGGTGTTACTGGTGGGTCAATGTACTTGTTGTACATCTGATATATGACTTTCTCTGGTACTGGATTCTCACGTAATGCGTTACGCTTGATACACTCTTTAACTGGTGTGTCAAAGAACTTCTCTTCGTAATCTGCCATAAACTCACCTGCGATGCTCTTGAACTGGTCAGCATGTTTAGGGTCTAAGTTAGTGTCATCCACTACTACATTTTGTTCGTTTACTAGAGCACGGATGATAATTTCATCACGTAACTGAAGAACAAACGCTTCATTTGGTCTACTGAACTTGCTATTGTGTAGCATAGCCCGTAGGTCATCTTTGTTCACACGAACCCACCCTTTAGCGACTAGCTCCCGAGCATAGGTAGTTTTACCTGATGCTGGAAGCCCTTTCAATGCTAAAAGTTTAGGATTGGCTTGTGCAACTTGTCGTTCAACCTTTGGCGGTTGTGTTGCTGTCTCCATCAAGACTCCTTTTCAACTCTTCGAGTTTCTTCTTATTCTCCCCAGTATTGAACGGATAGTGAAACCATCCAGCTCCCTTAGATGCAATACTGTAAATCACCCCAGGAATTGGAAACTTCTTATCTTTACGCTGCATGATTAACTCCTTCTTTATTGACAACCTTCGCAGTTCAACTCATCTTGTGGGTCAACTAAGCTAGATAGTTGGCGTATCTGGCTCTGGCTCGTTCCCTTCTTCGGGTCTACTTGGCTCATTATCTGGGCTATCTGGTCTAGTTTCTTCTGTGTCTCTTCGTCCGTCATTTTGACTCTCCAATAGGTTTTGTTTGCTGTCGTTGTCGAGTCTGTCAGCTACTAGTGTAGCATAACCTGCTATATCTCTCCATGAGTCAGAATAGTGAGGGTCTCCATTGACAATTCGAGCAATCTTGTTGACAATCATGTGCAACGCTTCTAGCTCATCAACATGGAAATCTTTGTGCTTAGTTTTACCTGAAACACCCATACCGTATTCAATTACTGAGTGGATTCCCTGGGCTATGCCAGCTTGATTAACAAACTGACCATAGCGTGTACCACGTTCTCTTAATACTTCTTCAACACTCATCATACATACCTCGGGTGAGCTTTGAACCATGCGTTGCTTGCTAGGTCTAATACGATTCTAACATCAACTTCATCTTCAAACTCTTTTACTCGTACACTAAATCGACCACTACCAACTTCTGAATCACGGAACTGTTCCTGTGACTGGTAGAAGTACTCAAGTGCACTTTCTGTAAGTCGGGTAATAGTGTCAACCAGCTCACTGTGAGAAGGCGGTACATTACTGTCTCCGTAAGTCCAACCGTATAGGTTAAACAGCGGTGCTGCAGCTTGTGCAGCTTCGTGAATCTTGTCGTGTAGCAATTCTACTGTGATTCTACTTATCGTGTTCATTTATTTCCCCTTTAACTAACTCTTCTTTATACCATTGTGCGAGACCGAATACTGAGTACTTGAGAATGTCTTCCTTATAGATATTCCATAGAACATCTTTGATATTCTCTTTTTCTTCAGCTTCAATGTCAACTCTGGTTTCTTTAATTAACGCTCCGATGTCTTTAGGAGTACCAGTCAACTCACCATTTTCTCGCAAGTGCTGTACTGCCTTATTCCATCGTGCAACCGTTCGGTAGTTCTCTTTCAGAACTTCAAACTTGCCCTTACCCGTATTGAGTTTAGACCAGTCTTTCTGGTGTACTTCTTTGAACTCTTCAGTGACGTACTTACCAGACATTACACTGAGAGGAATCTGTCCAAGGAACATCCAATCCTTGTACGCCTTGACCACGACCCCCTCAACAGACTGTCCACCAAGATAGCTGGGTGTGTCCTTAACCATTTCGAGGACATTAACTGCGGAAGTTTCTCCTCTAAACAAGAGGGGCACAGCGTCAACCTCAAATAGTTCTGCATATTCACGTATTGTGTCGTAATTATGGTACACTCTCGGCTCAACCTCGTACACAGCGAACAATGCGATGTGATTCCGTGGGATTCTATCGTAGGCGAGTGTAGAGTGCCTTGGTGCACATAGTGTTTCCCCGTAGAAGAAAAATCCATTTGGTATCCTATCTGCTATACTATTTACATACAAAACTGCAGGTAAAAATAGCTTATCGGCATTATCTGCTTCTATTTCACGCCCCTTTGAGCGTATGATAAGTTCACCCTCTGGTGTCTTACCAAAACCGAATTGACTGCCGTCTATCTTTTCAGTTATTTCTACTTCTGTCTCAAACAAATCCAATATTTGTTTGTCCCCTATGTGTAGAATCTTCGGGAATGCTGATGTCTTACTCACTGCTGTAACTCCTCATACATCCATTTATATTCCAGTAGCTCATTATTGTATGCTCTGTAGATGAAATCTTCAATCCACTCTATGTCTGGCTTCCAATCTATAACTGGGCTAACAGACTCTGCAACTGCTACACGCCTGGACATTTCGTCCATAGCTGCTACAATCTCAGGAGTGAATGGTCTAATCTCTTCGAGAGACATAGGCTTGATTTTCTTCAATAGCGGATACAGGTCTGAATCTTCCAGGTTACACTTGAATGTGCCTGATAGTAAGAACTGTTCACACTGCCACATTACTCGAAGGAACGCAACAGCGAACTTCGCAGTTCTATGCTGTCCGAGCACTCCAGCGTCTTCGAAATTGTAAAACTTATTCCACTGATTGTGAGCATATCCCCTGGATGCAGCGATAAACCGCTTAGTGTCAATGAACTTTTTCCAGTTTTCTTGTAACTCACGGTGGATGGCTGACGTTTCGATGACGTTATCACTAAAGAAGACTTCGAGAATGGTTGCGTTGCCGTGGACTGCTTGCTTACAAAAATCAGCAAGTTCGTACGATGTGTTGTCTTCGTCCCCTTCAATCCAGCTCGTATTTTTAAGCGTACGAAATGGAGAGAGTTTTTCCTTAACATCATGCATATGGATACCACGGTAGTCAAAATCAGAAGACTCAGTATGTAACCCATGGAGTCTACTGCCGACTAGTACTTTTGCTATCTGTTTCATAGATATGCTCCAATACTTCTTTTTCAAAACATGGTAGAACTTTGTTCAAAAAGTCTTCAGGACTGTCAAAATCGAACTCATTGTAAAAGTCAGGCTTATAGGTCACTCTAAACGTGCCTTTTTTAGCCATTATCCCCACGTTTTTCCACCCATCAACTCGTTTTATGAACTTAGATGAACTGCGTATCACTTTTCCATCTCGTACAACAAACCAGCCTTTATTCTTGAGATATTTGCTCATTATGGTCTCCCCCTATAAACTTAATTGGTGTTCCATCTTTTGGTAAATGACCACTAAAATCCCAACCATACTCAGCATATCCAAGGTAGCTACGTTCGTCCATTTGCTTAGTAAGCTCTTCCATGGAATCTGCTTCAACCATAGCCGATTCGTAGTTGAGTAACCTGTACCCATCCTGTGCATCGTCCATGTTCATCTCAGCCATTTCGTCCCAACCGTACCACTTACCGTTGTGTTCTTTGCCTATCCAAACATTATTCGCTGACATAGCCACCCTTTCTTACTGTGTAGTTAATCATTTTATAGAGCTTGTTCTTGTCTGTATGTGCAATATCACAGTCTCGAGAACTGTCTTCAAACCGAAGGCTTGCAACATATCCCAAATCTGCGTTCTTACATATTACTATTGACTCAACTTCCATACTTGACTCCTAAATCAATGACATCAGTCTTGATGGATTCCATCCTATGACGAAATCTTCCCAATCTCCCTTAACTGTTATAGGGACTGACATCGCACCCGACTTTTCTATTACTTCCTGGCGTAGCTTCGGGTCTTCGCTTACGTCAACAAGTTGATACTCGACTCCTTTCGTGTCTAATAGTTTCGCTACCATCTTACAATATACGCAAGTAGGTGTCTTATAAATCGTTATCATCTTTTCTTTCCTCATAGGTTACTTTTACTTTAATTTCACCGAGAGGATAGCATCCTTCGGACTGAAGGTACTGAATGTAGTATTCTGCTTCTCGGAGTTCTTTTAATAGTGCCGTTTTGTATGCCCTGACTGCAGGTAGTAGTTCTCTAGGGTACTTATCCTTCGACCACTTACCATTAGCTTCCAGAGCGAACGTATCAACTCTATCCCCCTGAGTGACAAAAATAGATGGCACGAGTTTAGCAAGTACAAACTTTTTGTCTTCTTCTGACATGAGTGCTAACTGTTCTTTTAACCACTCATAACTAAACTCTTTAGCCATCTAATTCTCCCCTAATACTATATTATCTCCTTGATATTCTACACCGTATCCATCTAACACATCATTGGTTAGGTGAATAGCTCTTTCTAGTTCAGAGTATCTCTCTAGCAGAAAACCTCTGTATTCTAGCAACTGTTCTGGGTTAAAACCCTCTAATATTTCTCGTTCTGACATACCTGGTAGTACTGGCTGTACATACCGTTCACTAGATTCCATTTACAACTCTACCTTTTTTCTTAATTGACGCTTCCGAACACCAACCAAAGCAAGACTGGCACTGGTAACGCTGGCTACTGCCACTACGCTTATTGTTAAAACCACGCTTGTGGAGATTATCAGAGCCACACTTAGGACAAACAGCATCACGCTGGGTAATATCACCAAGATTAGGATGGGAAGACATAAAAGGACGCATAAGAAGGTAAATGCTTTCGAGAAGTTTAACATCTTGGTCATTATATTTCCTCATTAACTTAATAGTCTTTTTGCTTGGGTTATCAGACATGAAGTCATCTTCAAGGTCTGCGTATCCTATATTTTCCTTCCGACCAACTCCAAGAAAGTCGCCAAGGTCATCGAGTTTGTTTGATTCGAACTTGAACCAACGCTTGGCTTCACGTTTAGTATCGACTGTTTTCCGTGGGCTTGGAGGTGTAAGACCTTCAAGGACGAAGAACCTGTTAGCCATCTTATCGTCAAAGCTGCCACCATTGTGTGCGATAGTAATATCCGCACTATCGAGTAGTTCTTGTAGGCTCTTAACAAAATCGTGATACGTTTTGAAGTCGTGCCGTGATACGAAGTGGACATTCTTTTCTCCTAACTCCTTGTAAGAGTAACACATCAGTTGTTGAGGACGGATAAACTTAATTACCCTGAAGTCCCAACGGTTTCCGTATCCCTCTACTACTGACCTAGAAACTTCTAAGTCATATAATATGATTTTAGCCATTGGCTATCTTCTCTACTTCCTCTAACGTAGCTTCGTTGAGTAGCCAAAGCTCTGTCTCGTCAGGTTGATTTCTATTACTCATTACCATGTAACCCTTCCAAACCACCGCTTCGATGGCGGAAGTTTAAACTCTTTCTTCTTACGTTTATATGTATAGCTGTTGGCATTTTCACGCCTGTTGGGTGGACAATACGAACAACTAGTGTCTCTATCACGCTTCAACCGCTTGTATATTTTAGGGTTGTCAGTCGTTTCGATTTGTCTTGATAATCTACCCATACAGCTGCTAACCAATTTGCCTGAGTTCGTTTGGGATTCCCAAACCATGAACCTGTGATTAAATCAGGTGGATGTAAAACAGGACACGAACGCACTCGTCATCTCTTACTCTCCATTGCTGGCTTTTCTACGGAACGGTAATCAACCGCTGCTACGGAAATCTCGTTTGGCTGACTTACGCCTGATTAGCATGTGTATGGTACTGATAACAACTCGTTTGTCGTGCATGGAGTATGATTGAGGTTGCGACCCTTGCAAGAACTATATCGTGACTCATTTGTTATTATCAGTATTTGGCGGATAGGGATGGAATCGAACCATCGCTTGCAAAGATGATAAATCTCTGACCCTAGTAGACCCTGCACATATCAAGTGGCAAAATCGTTCAGGCAACCAGGCTAATGCCCGTGCTCTACCTCTGAGCTACCTACCCATTTATGGCGACACTGCCGAGAATTGAACTCGGGTCGTATGCGTGACAAGCATGTGCACTCACCATTGTGCTACAGTGCCATTTGGTGGAGTATGTGAGAATCGAACTCACGTCCCAACGGTTTCCACATGTGGATTTACGGCTGGTCTAACCAACGATACCCCAAATTGGTGAAGTAGGACGGACTTGCACCATCTAGTCCTGTTTTACAGACAGTCCTTCTCTCTTGAGTCTACAACTGGAACACCTTTTACTTTAGGTAAGAAAAGGATAAAAAGAGACCATCAGGACAAGGCTACGAAACCACCAACCAGCCTTTTTCTTGGTCAAACCTGTAGCACACTACAACCACTTAATTCCTGCGTCCAGGCTGTTGTATCGGAATGGTGCTGTTTTCCCGTCCGAACGGGTTATAAAAGGCAGTCTCTGGACTCGAACCAGACGTTGCCCCTTCAAAATAACCTCAGTCCACTTGATACCTACCTGAGTATCGGTATCGTGCTTCCTACTTTGAATCGGCTAACTGCCAGAAAGGAGACGGCTTAACGCACCGTTCGTGAAGAGACAAGCTCTAGCAGTGTGATACTAATACCAGTTATTGGCGTAATGAAACGCAAGAGCCTGTGAGAAACCGCCATAGCGTCTCTCTACATAAGACTTCATCCATTTAACTTGGCAAGCACCGTCACCCAAACTACAACCAGACTTACCACAAGGAAGTTCTTGGGCTACGCCACAAGCTCCTGATGATGGGTTGACTGCATTTGGGTTACATCCAGACTCTTTACCAATTAAGGTCATAGCTGCCTGAATGTCTGATACACCAGCCTGAGCAAGCCAATCCGAACAGTTACCACTGACTGCAACCACGCTAATATTTGCGTTCCTGGTCTGCTGTCGTGCTGCTTCTAGTTTAGCTTGCTTTATCCTTTTAACTCGGAGTTTTCCTTCTCGAGCTGTTGTATCTTCTCATCTTTTTGTTCGAGGGCTTTATCAGCCTTCTGTTTTTCCGTCAAAACGGTTTCAAGATTCGATTTAATTTTACTAGTCTCTTGCTGTGATTGACTAAGTGATTGATTCACTTGGTCAAGTGATTGAGCATGAACTCTTTGCACGAACACATAAGCAACTAGAAGGACTGTAACAACTGCTAGGATAGCTGCTGTCTTAGACCATTTTACGATTGCACGAATAAACGTCCTTTCGTTAGTTGATATTGTAGATGGTAATTAGTCTTGGTTAGTCGTGTGTGCCTAGTGGCAATTCCAAGGTCTCTCTAATTGTTCTACGCTATATGGTATTATATCAAACTTGACTCAAAAAGTCAATAGTTTTTTACGAAAATCTGTTGTAGTTTATACAATTCGTGGCTGCTGCATCCGTAAAGGAAGCCATTTAACTAAATTACTGGGTCTTACTCCATGTTTCAGGATTGCCCTGCACCACTATAACTTATTCATCCAATCTAGGAAATCATAAACTTCTCTGCTAACGATGGGTTCAATGTGAGAACTACCCTTCCTCTCGTTGCACGTATAATGTGCTGGTTGGATGTTGGTCTCGCTGAATACGAGATGGGGTGCGGATGACCTGCTCTGTATGTGGTCGAGTACCGTCTCAGTAGCAAGCACCCAGTGTCCACAGATACCACATAGGTAACATCCGTTGTCTTGAGGGGGATGTTCCTTCTTCCATTTCCTAGTAAACGCTTGCCACTCACGGGTCTTATCTCCTATAGGGTTTAATGTTGAGTTCTGCACGTGGGTTCTCTCTATCTAAATCTGCGTCAGCCCATCCGATTCGGACATGCTTCCAATCATCATCTTCCAGGATACCCAGGTCTACTAATAAGTCATTGACTGACTCTAGCATGTTACTCACATCACGTCTACGCAAATCTTGGCAGTAGAACATGTAGTTTATTTCGCATTTTAGACCCTTTATCCAGTTGAAATCTGAGGGTTGAATCGTTTCTAGCTCTTTAGTTGAGTTCTTATGCCACTCGGTGTATCTCTTGCTTGGAAATGACCTTCCTGAACGGGTATTAATCCTGGCGTTTTTCTTGCTCGGAGTCTGTCCCGTTATCGTTATCTTTAGACCATCTTTTGTTGGCATACTCTCTCGCCTTCTCACTAGTTAGGGTTTTAGCGAAGCCCTTCTTCACTCTGCGTTTACCGCCCTTGCGACCAGCAAACTTCTTGATTAACCTAAGAGAGTCGTTCATCTTTACGTGCACCCTGCAAATCAATTACCCTGGACTTGATAGCATCTATCAGGTCGTGTGTATCAGCTGTGATTGACTTGAGTTTCTCGTAAAGTACTTTAGCTTCAGTATATTCATTCTGTGCTTGTATGAACTGCTCATCAGTGTACTTAGCGTCACCTGCTGTTGTAGCATTATGTTCTGCTTTGGCTCGAAGGAATGCTTCTCCCTTAGCCTTCTGCATAAGGGTTTCCTTCTCCATAGCATCTCTATGTGCTGAAACCTTGACCTCTAACAGGGATGCTTTCATAGCACTGAGTTTTACCCCGATGTATGAAAGAACATCACCTGTTAAACTTTTCAGGAACGCTTCGTCAGACAACTGATAGTTAATCTTCATTATCTTACCGATTATCTCGGCTGTCTGCTCTGGGTTCATGTTAAATATCCAAATCGTCTAGGTCAGGAGCAGTTGTTGGTTCTGCACCAGGGAATACTTTTGCTACACCATCTGGCAATACTACTGATTCGAGTAATGCGATGATGTGGTCTAGTTTCTCATGTACAGTACCGTCTAGCTCTGAACTGCTACTTGCAGGTGCTGCTGCTTGCGTAGGTGCTTCACCTAATGGACGACTAGCAGACTTGAAGTTGTAGAATGTACCGAACTTACCATCAATCTGGTTGATGTCTCCATACAACTCGTCACCTGGTTTAATTTCGTTACCTGGCTTTTTGTTTACGTTAATCCAACCTTTATCGGTCTCGCCTTCTAGCTTAACCTTCCAGGCGTTAAACACATGACCGTCAAACTCTACAGTTTTTGGGGTCTTGTCTTCCTTGCTAACTGTAGCTTGGAATGCCTGTGCTACCTTATATGCTTGGCTCATTTCTTTACCGCTTTCTTCTTAGTTGTCTTCTTCTTTAGGTTATCATACTTACGTTCTAATGCGTAGTAATTGTCTCGTATGCTTTGTTCTCTACGTGACTCACTCTGGGCGAGATTCTCTGCCCTCTCAGCACGAATTAGTGCTTCTTCTAGTTCTTTCTTTAGAACTCTATTCTCTTCCTCAAGATGTTGACTCCTACCAACATTGTATGCCAGTAGGGTCAATCGCTCATCTTTAGGGTGCATTCGTTCTTGGTCTGGATGACCACTGACTGCGTAAGAATCGTACATTATTCTACCCCTAATATTACTTGACTTATATCAATCACATCGTGACTGAACTCTTCCCAAGGATTTTCACCTGAGACTAATTTCTCACCATTCATCCAGTAAACATCTAATCCTTCGACAGTCCAACCTGCTCGGTTAAGAATGAATGCGTAGAACGAAAGCTGTAACCAGTGGTAATCTAACAATTCGTTACCCATAGCTTCTTTGAATGGGCTTGTTGACAACTGATATTTCTTCTCGTGTACGTCTGCATCTGTCTTGAAGTCCTGGATGCGGATGATTCGTTTCTTGAGGTCAATCACTTTGATACGGTCAATAGAACCACAAAGTTTGAACTCTCTATCCCATACAAACTCTTCACTGAAGCGGATGTAGTCACCACCGAACAACTCATGGAATGATTCAACAATCTTCTTGAGTACTGGGTTACGACTGAGTGCCTTGTTAGCACCAATCTCTGGTGGTTTGGTCTTAAACTCTTTGACTGACTTTGTTCTGTCACCTAGCTCATAGTTTCTATCGTAGTTCTCCATCGCATAGTGGATAGAGTTGCCAAAGTTGGTTGATGCAAGACTGTTAACGTCCCACATTTCACTAATTTGCTTAATCTCAGCATCTGTGAGACTGTGCTTCTTCTGGATAGCTTCGAGGATACTCTTCGAGTCAAACTCTTGGTAGAACTGTTCTGGGAACTTGCTACCGCTTAGGAATCCTTCTAGCCGTTTGTGACCATTTACTTCTTGAACTTCGATGTTCTTACCCAGTAATACACTGTTGTAAGTTGCAGGTTCGACAGTCTTCTTGCCACTAGCGTCAACTACCTGAGTCAGGTAAGCTAGAACCTGTTGCATCTGTTCTTTAGTAGGTTTAACTGCTTTCTTCACTTCTTCTTTCACTGGTGCTGTCTTTGCTGCAGGTGCTTCTTTGTACTGCAACTCAATGTTTACTCCGAAACTCTTGCCATCGCCACCTGTGATGGTTGACAATACAATCTCTACTGGAATGTTTGCGTCCATTGATTTAGCAATTTCAAGATTCTTGTCTTTTGCTATGTAGCCAATAGGCAACCATTCTTCACCCTTGAGAACATCGACTGCTACTGCATTCTTGTCATACTCGTTGTCGGCTTCTCGCCTTACACGCAACTGTTCTTTACCAGTAAGTGTAGAGATGACTGCTTGTCTGCCTTCAAATGTAACCCCAACTAGCTTACTATTGTATTTGAATAGCTTGCTCATTTATCTAACTCCTTCTGGAACTTGCGTGATACTAGCAGAACTAGCACTAAAGCCCCTAAAACTGTTAATGTTAATATCATTTAATCCTTTCACCATACTAGGGATTATATCAAACTTTGCTCAAAAAGTCAACCCTTTTTCGTAAAAATGTGTTGTAGTTTTTACATTTCTATGTCACTACCCCTATAAACCTCTTGACATTTGAAAGGAGTTATGGTATAATACCCAGTGTAGAGATTTCTTTGTCGTTACTCTACGCTTAACTCCTTTCTTTGAACCCAGGACTCCCCTATGCCTGGGTTCTTTTTTTATTCCTCGGTTTTTTCTGGTACTAATTCATGGAAAGTGATAAAATCACTGCCATAATCATTGACTTTTGTTACAAAATCTTCAGGGATGGCGTGTTTCTTACGCAACTCCGCTACTACTACTTCCAAAACATACTCTTTACTGAACGTGATTTGTCGTGTTTTTGCCATTACTTATTTCTCCTTGCCTGTTGTTTAGCCTTACGTGTTCTCTTATTCTTAGCTCTTCGCTTCTCGGTTCTACGTTTTGCTGCTTCGTCTAGTAACCTCTTTCGTGTTATTAGTTTCTCGATAAGGTTGATATTCTTATTCATTTGCTTTACTCTTCTCCTTAAACTTTGCATCTATAGCTCGTGCTACTGCACTAACCATCAATGCTCGTTGATTTATACCCTTCAAATATAGGGTCTCTAAACTTCGTACTCGTGAGAGTCCCACGTATCCCATTCCTTCCACAAAAGCCTTTGATAGGTCTAATTCTGCGGTATCGAGGGTCATTCCTTGCGATTTATGGACGGTGATAGCATACGCCAACCTTATAGGTATTTGTGTAATCGCTGCAGTAGTCCTATCACCACGCTTGTATTCCCACTCTTGAGGGTATACAGTATAAGCGTACATATCGCCAAAATCAACAACAGGAAAACCGTCAGTTGAAAAATCAGTAACCACACCAATACTTCCATTAAAATACCTGCCTTCTGGGTCATTCTTTACTGCCATAACGACAGCCCCTAGTTTAATTTCCAATCTTTCAGGTGCTAAAACATTTTTCTGTAGTATTTGCAAGTCATTCCAAGATTGCCCTCGGCTTGTTCGCAAATAGTAGTGTGTGTCTCCTGGTATCTGTGCCAGTTTCGCACTGTTGATATTCTCAACATCAATGTTCAGCGTATACAATCTAGTTACATTATCGGTTGCCTTATGCCCCATACGACTCTTCAAGAGGTCGATGTGTCGTTGTTTCAACGTACCATCACGCATGGCGTTTAAGATGTCCTCTAATCTCGCATCGTCTTGTCGGTGCTGCTCCTCTAGGTAACATACCTTGACATTCATTTGCTTCCAAACTTTACTGAATACTATAAACTTACCAGAACCACCTTGTTTCACTGGTGGCAACTGAAAGAAGTCTCCAACTAGGATAACTTGAATCCCCCCAAACGGACTATCATTCTCACGGATAATCCTCATGGCTTCATCAACCATATCCAAGTTATAATCATGCATCATACTGATTTCATCAATTATCAGAACATCAGTTTTGCGTATGTCTTTCTTCCTAGTTTCACTCATTGTATAGATGTAGTCATCGTGCAAGTGGTCATCTAACCCCATGCCAGACCAGCTATGTATAGTTTGTCCACCAATATGTGATGATGCAAGTCCAGTAGTGGCAGTAACAACAACTTTTTTGTGCTTGCGTTTCGCTTGTTTCACAAACTCGTTGATTGTCCATGTTTTACCACTACCAGCCTGTCCTGTCAATAGTACATTCTCGCCAGATAGCATTATTTCTATAGCTCGTGCTTGTATCATAATGCTCCTGCTCTCTTTTTGCGTCTCTTGACTTGCCACCCCTGTTGTAACCATGGTGGTCGTTCTTTAGACTTAATATCTGGTGCTAGTTTTCTAGCTATCTCTAATGCTGTCGTAGTGTACTGCGGTGTTTCACCTTGTGGCACAACCAACTTGACAACCTTCAATCCTTCGTGCTCTAGTACTTCGGGTTTATTGACAAGTTGCTCCATGCCTTCAATTTCGCCAGATAAGAGATTCCCCTGCCCTGCTTGAACAGCTTTACGTCTTGCCATTATTCCCCCTATCGCTTCTCAAACTTGATGTGCGTCTCGAATACTAAGATGTTGATTTTGATGCCGTCATCAATAGATACCATGACACCAAATCGCTTAAAGTTCAAATATGTGTAAACACTCAGTGTAGTCTTCGGTTTACTTTGCTCTTTCGGTCTCTTTGTCGTTACTTTATCGCTCATTTTCAAATCCTTCTTTCTTAATTTTTTACCTTTGCTGATGTCTATGTAGTGTAGTGGAAAGTCTTGTAACTTCATCGCTGTATTCAATCTCCTCTCGTAGTGCAGTGAATGCCAGTTCTCTAGTTAGTTCTCCATTATCTACCATTGTCATATAGTCCTCGAATCGCTTCAGCCTATATTCTTTCACTTCTTCTTCAATCTTACGTGGTGATTTCCATTCTTCCATCACTTTCCCCTATATTTTGTTACTTCGGGGGCTTCTTCTTCCCCGATATTACCACGGACGGGCTGTTAGAAGTTAGCCACTAAGGTGTTGAACATATAAGATACAGTCTTTATCTACCTAACCACCGTTGCACTTCGCCTTTTTATCGGTCTGTAACATTTCTGATTAGTTATTTCACTTCCCTATAGAAAGTACTGTACTGATTTTGCGTATCACGCTCAACTCCTTACAGAGTATCGGGGACAGGTTGCTCAAGCCCTCAGAACAATCCTGATATTATGATATTACGCTCGTGTCGATTTTTTACTATCGAGGTGAATCTGAGAACACCTCGCTTATATGTTGTTTGTCAAAATGCAACTTCACCTTATGGGTTACTCACTCGATTACATTCTGTTTGTTGTGTCGTTATGCCGTTATTAGCATGTAGGGATTATATCAAACTTTAACGCAAAAGTCAAGTACTTTATTGTTGTAGAATATACAATGCCCTAATTGTTAACCATATCAGCACTAAAACACCAGCAAACAAAATCAAATTATGGGTATTATTTTTTGGGTCTAATGCCATACCACACCTTATCCCAGAACACGTCATGTAGTTCAATTATCAAACGATTACCAAACTCTTCATTGTGCTCTTCAGCCCATTTCCAGGCTTCATCTTTTATGCCAGATTTCCCTGCATTTTGCAACCGTTCCAGCAATTCTTCGTTACCTATCTTTTTTGCGTATTTTATGACATAATTAGTATTCTCTAACTTGAACCTCATTATGCCTTTATAGATTGACTCTCTCATTTTATCCTTTCTAACAGTTCACGCTTGCTTAAATTGCCTTCATCCCCGTATAGATATTGCGAACAGTCGTCTCCAGATGCATATTGCCAACCATCTTTTGTCCAGTTGAAACTGTGTGGTGCTCCGCAACAGTTGCATCCTTCATCTGTTACATCTTGTCCAGTGATACGCTCGAACTCTTCCATCGCTTCACGAACCGTCTTAAAGTTTTTGCTTGCTTCACCTGCTAGTGCTCCTAGCCATCGCCCTTCAGCATCAGCCTTGAACCACTTGCCCTTTTGGTCTTTATGCCATTTAATCTTCCAACCTGCTTCTTCTAGCTTGTACCAGTCTTCGTCTTTTAACCACCAACCGCCACCGCTATTGTTGCTACTGTATGTAATTTTCATTCCCCGTGCTCCTCTATTGCCTTTAGTAGTTTCTCTTCTGCTATTTCGTCAGGTGTTTTAACCCTTTTAATCGTCTTCTTCTTCATATTCAGCCCTTTCTGCTGCTTCATCCATTCTTGCATCCATCTCACATTCTTGCATAAAGTCAAGGTGGTCTTCGTAACATGGTTGACAATTTCTATAGTGTTCTTCGTTGTGTCTACTATGAGTACCATCATTCAAGTCTATCATAGGTAGTTCTCCCGTATCTTGATTACATGTTTCACTACTTCTGAGTCTTCCCCTTGGTCTTTAATCAGCTTATTAATCAGCTTATCCCAGCGGTCTAACTCTTCTAGTGTCAATGTTGCCCCGTATCTCCATGCTTCGTCAAAATCTGTTAGTGTCGTTCGTTTTAGATAGCTCATATTATCTCCTTATTTAACCTTTAGTGGCATTATTAAACCATAACCAGCGTTGTCTGTCGAGGTATTCTCAAACACCAT